TTGATTCAATTAACTTATAAAATTCTTCATTAGGCTCTCCAAACAAAATGCCAAACAAAAATCTTGATATATCAGAATATTCTTTTGAATCAACAAGTCCAACTAAATATCTCATTGTTTTTTCACCAAATTTAGTATTGCAAACATAATCAATACAATCTTGCCGAATTTCTTCAGCTATGTTTCTCTTTTTTCGATTTGACAATCCATCATCTGTAGACCAAACAAGAGATATATGAGATTTCGCTTCTCTTACAACATTAATAATCCGATTTACTTGTGGATATTTCACTTGACCACATAATTTATCAGATGAAATCAAAATATCCGAAAGTCGCTTTTGCTTTTTTCTTAAAGTCTTTGAACGAAACTTATTAATGCACAATTCCAAATAATCCATGCTTGTTTCATGTCTTTGATACGTCATGCGTCCTCGTTCAACCATAACACTTCCAGTTTCTTTTAATACTTGTGCCTCTTTATAACTTTCAACCACTCCTTGCTTTATGTATTCGCCATCTTCTTCTACATAAATGTAATATCCATCACGATAACCTTTGTAACCATCAATATATCTAAAAAATAATGGTCTTATATGCCGTCCTTTTTTATCACGTACATCATACTTTTTCTTTAAACACTGTAATTCAAAAGTATTATCAGCCGGATTTTCTCTCTTTGCAGAATCAATCTCCAAATTGCTCATAACGTCCAACTGCGCAATATCGCAATATAATTCCATCACATCATCAATACTTGCACCATGATATAACCGATCCCAAAGGATAGAATTTAGTTCCTGCGACAAGTTAATAATCTCGCCAATTTTATTAACACTGGTTTTAATATCCAAATCAGCTTTATCAATATCTGTATATTTCCTTTGGCGAGTTTCAGACTCAACTAACTTGGTAGGAACAGGAAACCGATCATAATTTCGTTTAGCTGCTTGAACCAATATCTCGTTATCGGTAAGCATAACAGTATCACTATCAAAATCTGCTCCAGATAATCGTTCCAAAATATTTTCATTAATACTATTAATGTACACAATTTCCTTTGTAGGATTCATATATCGACTAATTTCCGAACGCAAGACGTTACAGGTAACAAGTATATTACCAATAGTTACATGAGGACTTCTGGAACCAAGTAGTTCTTTATTGTTTTCAAAACGTATACTGTGAACCGTCCCATTATCAATAACAGAACTACCATCAAATATTCCAATAGACTGTTTAAGCATTTCGATTGGATTTCCGCAAATCGTACTATAATTACCTTGTACTAAAAGGTGTCCTAATCTTAGATTTTTTATAAAAGACTTCACAAGATCATCTCTAAACTGCTGATAAATTTTTGTATCAGCAAATTTATCTGTGATCCCAAGCATTCTATAAATTATATCATTCTTAGATGTAATTGCTTTATTATAAAAATCATCGTTAGGGCTTTGATACTGATAACCAATTTGATGCCGCATTGCAGCTATATCAGTTTTAATCATTCTTGCATAATCCAAAGAAGGTTTAACTAACTGCTCAACCTCATCATATGTCATCTGCAAAGTATTCAATAACTGATAGTGTGTTTGCACCATACGTCCATCAAAGAAGTGGGTAGGCTTTTCGTGTTTTACCACGCCAAATGTAGATTCTAAAGTATCAAGCCAATATTCCAGCTTTCCAAATTTCACATACTTGATAGAACTTGGTGTTGTAATCAGCTTAATATCTTCTATACGTTTAGCTTTTGTCTCGCCGTTCAACTGGCCTACATCTGTTATACCATTGTCCGCAAACCACTGTTGAATATTAGCGTTGAAACAGCATGACTTGAAGAATCTGGCACGTAGCAGTAACATACCATGTTCACGTGCATCAGGATTATTCTTCTGCTGTTGCTTTTGAAAATCTAAAAACACACTACGATCCATAAGAGATTGACCATCCCAAATACTGTTGCTAATCTCTACGTCCTCAACTTTAGATACCAACCTTCCATCAATAAACCGTGTAGCTACAACCCTATCTTTAAAAACACTCTTGTAATCCTTTACGACCAGAATATTTTCAGGATGAATTTGAATAGTATCAATAATACTGCTTAATGTTAAAGCAATATAAGGCTCCAGCGCAGCAAGATCAATGTCTTGACCTTTTTTTACTTTGATACCACACATTTCCCATTTGTGCATCTGACGATAAAGCCGTTCATCAATAAAGAGACATTTTCCTACACGACTGGAACCAGCACTACGTTTAAACCGAACATACTTAATTCCATCACAAAGAAATCCATTCTCATATAATTCTTCACGGATATTCGCCACACTATTTAAAATTGGGATATTTGATTTTGCTCTATACATCCCATTTTCATAGTAAAAGCACTTTCCAAGAATGTCGCTGGTTACAGGATTATCTACTGGAGTGTCTACCTCAATACCCACCAGAATACCATTCTGCATTGCTATACAATCTTTAAAGGCCAAATCTTCATAAGCATAACCAAACTTCACAAAAACTCCATTGCGAACTCTGTTAAACGCTTTGTTGTTGTACTTAAAAGTTACATTAATTACTCGTTGCGTATAGTCCTTACCATTCTTGTTAAAAGAAAAATCCCGCCGCCGATACACGCTTTCATATACTTCCTGCATTTTAATTAAATCCAGACTATAATCAAGCGTATTTATAAATCGCTTTAAATTTAAATCACCGTTCTGATCCCGCAGCTTATATCCAATTTTCAATCCCTTATCATTGACTTTGGGTGTCAAATAGCTATTTGATATGTAAATGTCTTTTCCGTCTAATGATAGAATATGAACGCCGCTTTCAAGCATTTAACCCCTCCCGTTCAAAAAGAATTTTCAAGATTATTTGCAAAATGAATATGTTCTGGAGTATAGAACTCCGCTGTATCAGGAAGTTCATCACGAAACTCATCTGGAATTTTGCCCTGATACCACAAATTATTTGTAGTCAATGTTGAACCATCTTTGAACCTAATCCAGAATCTACGACCAGCATGACCTAAAGTTTGATTCATTAAAGGATTATCAACATTTCCGACATCACAATAACATACACCATTAATGACAATATGTTTATCTTTTTCAGCAATTATCCTTCTCCAGAAATTAATTGTAAAGCATTCGCCACTACAAAGAACATTTCCAAAATATTGACTTTTCTCAATTTCCTTACCACAAACTTCGCATCTTACCAATTAATCACCTCATTGCGTAAAATTGATTATATCGTTATTTATCGCTTATAAAGCACTACTGTATGCCTCTTAAAAATATCTTGGATGAGTTGATGCACAATACTCCAATCTGCACCGCCATTCCCGCAGCCAATCATATACGGCATAGCAATCGGCTCAGATACAGGAACAATCTTAGCCAGACTATTCATAGCCTTACTCAATGCAGCAATATCCGTATACTGCTTACCATACCCAAAACGCTCCTGTCCAAACAAATTACAAATTACCTTTCCGTCATCCACTGGAACCAACAGCATCCTACCAAGAAGATTCTTTGCTCGATGTTCGTCACAATACTCATGATAACGGCGGTATACATCAGGATACTTATTCTTAATCTGCAACGCCACTCCCCGCCCCATTGCTCCATAACAGTTCACTTGATGAGCAATATAAGTTTCCTTGGCCTCCAGCAAATCACCATTAATCAGCTTTACCATTTTCAATTTCCTCCATAATCCGATAAAATTCGCTGCCTTTAATTTCTGTAAATATATCAGAAGACATTTCAATCTGATCTGCACTAAAAGAACAATACAGAACTCCATTATAATCAAATAACCGTGAAGAACTGCGTCCCATATAATTGTTATACCATGCAGGAGAGGGTTTATGCGTATTCTTTATTTCTATCGCACGTTTTACCCACTCTTTATTAATCGCAGAATTTTTCTTAAAAAACCTAAGTCCTTCATTTGTTTCCTTTGAACAAAGCTGTTTCTCAAACTTAGCTTTATCATTTTCAGTTGGCACAATTCCAATTACATTATGACTTGGGCAAAACAAAGTTGATTCAATTCCAAATTCTTTGAAAAAATCATCAGCTATCTTTCGATTAGGCTCAATACTATTTTTCCAAGCCCAATAATCATCATATAACTGAGAACCTTCATTCACTGTATAAAATTTCTCCAACAAAATTCTCCTTTCAAATATGCGTCCAAATTTCATTTTTTACAATCCGTGAAATAAGCCCAACGCTTACTCCAAAATAGTTAGCCAACTCTTTACGATTACATTTCTGCCCTTTACCTTTTGGTATATAATGCTCACGAATATATTTTACATCATCCTCTGTCAGCTTTGACATTCCATTATTACTACCCCGATACTGTCCATAATGTGAATCAGATGCAAACCGCCAAGTATGAATCGGATTTATTAACTCCATATCCATTGCGTGTTCATAATTATATTCACGTGAACACCACTCAAGATTTGATAATTGGTTATTTCTTTTGTTACCATCTCTATGATTTACTATCTCTAATCCATCAGGATTAGGCAAAAATGTTTCTGCAACACATCTATGTACTCTAATGTTTTTATTCTTTCCACAAACCGATGTACAAATTTGTAGATACTCATTTGTTCCAGCATGAAGCGCATATATTCGTTTAGTCTTGGCGTTCCGAATCCTTCCCCATGTTGATACTTCAAAACGCCAAGAATAATCTACACCATCATACCAAGCACCAGCCCATACTTCTTGCTCCATTACATCATTGCTTGAAGCTGCTTAACACTTTCAAAAATGGCGTTAGCTGCTTGAATCATTTCATTGCTATAGTTATTAGCACTCATAGAAATCCTAATAGTACAACTCGCATCCTGATCATCAAGATATAATGCTTTCAAAACATGGGACGGATCAAGCGAACCAGCAGTACAAGCGGAACCAGCAGAAACACAAATTCCTTTTTCATTCAGCAACAACAGCATAGCTTCACTTTCACAATTCGGCAAAGTCAAACTAATAATATTCGGTACACCGCCATTACAATTAACAATATAATTTACACTAAGCCGATCTAATTCATCAAAAAATGTTTTACGCAAAAGTTCATAGTGCGTTTTATTTGCGTCCATATTTCGTATAGCTGTTTCCGCTGCCTTGCCCATAGACACAATCCCCGGTACATTTTCTGTCCCTGCCCGAAGATGATATTCTTGACCCCCACCTGTAATAATAGGTTCCAACTTAATACCACGCCTTACATACAATGCACCAACGCCCTTCATGGCATGAATCTTATGACCCGACATTGCCATCAAATCAATATGATTTTTATTTACATCAAGAGAAATATGGCCTAAAGCCTGAACAGCATCCGTCATAAAAAGAACACCATACTCCTGACAAAGATCACCAATGTCATCAATAAGCTGAATAGAACCAATCTCATTATTTACTGCCATAATTGAAACCAAGCCAAGCGTATCTTTAAAAATTTTCATAACACGCTCTAATTCTTCAATATCTACACGCCCATCTTCATCAACAGGCATATAAATAACTTTAAATCCTTCTTTCTCAAGCACCTTACAGGTATTAAGAACTGCATGATGCTCAATCTGGCTGGTAATGATAGTTGTTCGTCCAATCTCCTTCAGATAAGGCGAAATCCCCCTCAACGCTAAATTATCGCTTTCACTACCTCCAGCAGTAAAAATAATCTCATCCGATGTAGCACCAATACATTTGGCAATTTGCTGCCGAGCATTATTAACCATTTGTGCCGCATTTGTTCCCGCCTTATGCAAACTACTTGGATTTCCATAATTCTCATATATTGCTTTTAGTGCAACTTCAGTAGCCTCCCTTGACATTCTTGTTGTTGCTGCATTATCAAGATAAATCATTCTATCACTCCGTTTCAATTTCTTCAAAATCATTGTCATCATAAGGTTCATCATCATTTTCATCAATTTGAATATTTCCATCACTAAATTCACTGACATATTCGGCATATGCTTTCCCGTATTCTTGTCGGTTTAATTCAACAGCAGCTTTAACTTCTTCATCTGTTAATGTATCACCACTATGTCCGGCATCAAAAAATTCACATGGCACATCACTTTCACATTGGTCATGCCAAATGCAATCTACGCAAGAATAATTTTCGTTTGTTTCCATCCCCGTAATTCACTCCTATTCATTATGCTATTCCTCCTTTTCTGTTGAATATATAGTTATTAGTCGAACATAAAAGCAACAAAATCGCTTTCCTGAGACTCTTTCCCATTGTACTGTTTAGTAGAAGAAATATGCAGTATTTTTTCTGCTCTCGTAATTGCAACATACATAAGCCGCTTTTCCTCATCAATATTATCACTTTTTTCATGAGGCAGTAATCCTTGATTGACTCCAGCAACAAATACAATCGGGAACTCAAGTCCCTTTGATTTATGAATTGTCATAAGCTGAACAGAATTAGGATCGTGCTTCTTCTCCTTTGAAAACTTCATCATAAAGGAAATAAATCGCTTTGCATCATTGTAATTCGAGGCCATACGCTGAAGCGTATTCAAGTTATCAGTGCGGTTGTCATCGTTGTCACACAAATCCTTTGAAACATAAGAATCCAGATTCAACGTTTCCCGCAGATCAGCAATCATATCGGCAACTGTTTTATACTTTGATTCACTAATTGACTTGATTGTTGCATGAATACTATTTACACTATTCTTTACTTTCCAATTCGTTCTGCTTACTCTAAACATAGCACAATAAAGAGACATTTTTTCTTTTCTTGCAGTACGCTTAACTTCCTGTAAAAAAGACTGACCAAGATAACGATTAGGGCGATTATAAATATATTCAAATGCTTCATCATCATTTATATCGCAAACTAATCGCAGATAAGAAAGGACAATTTTAATTTCACGGCGATCAATAAATGACATACCATCTACAATCGTATAAGGAATTTCACTACGATATAATGCTGTCTCAAAATTTTGTAGCTGTGCATTCGTCCTTGTTAAAATTGCAATGTCTTTGTAATCATACCCAGCATTGATATACGTTTGAATTTTCTTTGCAATCTCGTTCGCTTCTTCGCTTTCATTATCATATCTTACATACTGTGGTTCTTCAAACTTATCCTTATCGGCAACACTCTCAACATAATGCTTATGCTTTGATTCTGGAATACACTCAGCAAAATGATTTGCTGTTGTGACAATATCTTGACTGCTTCGATAATTCTTGTTCAAGTGGATAACTCTTGCATTAGGCCAATCATCATCAAAATTCATCACAAATTTGTTATCACTACCCCGCCACATAAAAATATTCTGGAGAGGATCATCGACAACAAAAACATTTTTATACCTTGCACCAATCAGTTTGATAATTTCATACTGAACAGCGTTGGTGTCCTGCATCTCATCAGCCAAAATAAACTGATACTGCTCTTGACAATAGTGAAGCCCCTTTTCGTTTGTACTTAAAATCTCATAGCACTTTACCAGCATATCATCAAAATCTAACTGATTATGTTCGGACTTATATCTTTCATAATACTTATAAACCTTACCAAACTTTGTAGATGTATCTGGCTTTTTCATTTGATTCTTTTGAATCGAAATATAACTCAAAATATCTGCAATTTCTTGTCCATCTGGTTCCTTTTCTTTAAAATAATGTTGTAAAATTTCTTCAATGATTTTAACTTTTTTCCAGTCAGCATCTAAAATCTCAAAATCTTCTCGGTTAAACTTTCGTACAATACGAAATCCAAAAGAGTGAAAAGTTTCAACATTAATAAACTTCACATACCCCGGAATCATCTTGGTTAATCTCTCAACCATATTTTCTTTTGCTTTCTTGCTGAATGTAATCGCAAGAATCTTTCCGGGATCAACGTCATAATTCTCAATTAACTTTACAATTCGATTTACAAGTACCCTTGTTTTACCACTACCAGCAGAAGCAATAACATTACAACATCCTTCGTAAAAATCAACTGCCTCTTGCTGAACTTTACTAAGTTCCATTATCTTTTTCCTCCAAATTCATTATTGCTCCACAATGAGGACAATACTTAGTTTTTCGTTCATTCCACATATCACAACAGCTTGATACAACACCACTGGCTACTGATACGCCAGACCGATATTGTTTAACCCATTGTCCGTAATGAACAGGTATAGCTTCTATTTCCTGCTGCCTATTAATTACCGATAGCGCATTGGCCTGAAACCCCGTACCACACATTGCATACATCATATCCTCATAAACAGCAGCACGATCAATCAGTTCCATCACGTTTCCCCCCTGTCCCATATTCTACTTCATATCCATATCGCTCTTTCATAGTATCTTGGTAATCTTTCTCCTGAACAGACGGTAACATTTTTATCACATCATCTGCTCCATATAGCAAAGTAATATCAGACAATCGCTTAAACTGTTCTATGTAGTTACTGCCCAATGCTTCATTCTTTTCCAGACGTTTTTCTGCATTGGTATCCATAATGGCTTTTAGCACTACGCCAATCTCTTGCCGCCGCTGATCAATAGTTTTTTCATTAAAACTGCGCAAAATATTTTTACACTGTTCTTCATCAACACGCCACAATTCAAAAGCACGACATACAAATAAAATCCCATGTTCTTTCATCATACGTGTCAACTCAGTATTGTAACGCAATGCTTTCTTCCCATACCACTTTTCACTATCAGATAAAATTTTAGCTTTGCGGCTGGCCTTTTCAACCAATTTTGAATACAACTTCATTTCATCATCTGTAGCTTTTCTGATCTCCGCTTGCTCAACAATGATATGTCCATTTTCAATCTCTGCCGTTGTAGGCATAACACCAATCATATGTGTCTCATTGTAAATCACACAATTCATTGCTGCCAGATACTTAATGCACCGCCGAATATAATCATCAATTCGATTGTCAGCCTTGTTGAAATACTCTGAAAGAATATTTGCATCAAAGTCCATATCAATAACTACTGAATCCTGATTATATTTCATCTTGGTATAATTGGAATTTACCATGCTTACTACTTGTGCTAAATCTATAGATGTAATTACAGCCTTACGATCTTTATATCCCTCGCCAAAAAGAACCTCATATAAAATCAGCGGTGCAAGGTATTGATAAATCCCTTTGTGTATCTTGGAATCATACAATGACTTTGGGTACTTGTAGACCTCCAGCACCGTATACTTTCTGGTTGCTACATCATACTCATAATCACAGTATCTTGCCAAAGTATCTAAGAACATACTTTGATGTTTTCCACTGGCGAATTTTTCTTTTCGATGATATGATCGCCGCTGCGCATCAGAGCAGACCTTATCCACCAGCACACTTTCATTGTAGGTTCCCCGCTTTAGTCGAACTTCCCGTTTTTCGATTTTTTACACTCCTTTCAAAATTGCCGAAGTTGCTCCTTCCACAAAAACGCCTGAAACCGTTGTGGCGCAACGGATACAGCGATTTTACCTATGTACTTTTTTGCCATAATTAAATATATATAATATTATGGCCTTTTGGTACATACAGGAATCCCGCAGAAGCAAGCCAGTTTGGGGTTATTCTAAGACTTTTTTCTGGAGGACAACTATCAGATACAGCTATATTATTTCATGAACTTGCCGTAAGGCAAGTGAATGACAGCGAAGGCAACGCTTCAGCGTTGGCAAGCTGAAATTATACCTCCCGCCAATTAAAGCCCGTGGTTTTCAATAAAGGTATCCATTTCAGTTTGACTTCGTTTAATATAATGATAAGTGGTTTTAATATCATTATGCTGTAGGAACTGAGACACCATTACTTCATCTTGGGTATCAGTGCTGGTTGAAATCATATGATAAGGATTGGTTTTGCGTAAAGAATGCGTTCCCATGTGCATATCAATATTTAATGCTTTTGCCGCCCTCTGGAGCATACGCCGCATTCCATCAACTGACATAGGTTCTGTTGGTTTCTTTCCATTAGGGAAAAGCCAATCAGACATTTTGTACTGACCAAGAGTATTAAAGTATAATGTCAAGGCTTCTCTGGCCTTTGAGTTTAATAGCACTACAGATTTCTTACCCGTTTTTTGTTCGTGTTCAAATGTTACGTGGGTTTTAAAAGACCCATCTGAGTTCAAAATATCATATACATGAAGTGCTAATATATCCCCCGCCCGTCTGCACATATTCAATGAGAACACAAAGTAAGTGTAATCACGAATATTATTATTGGCCCATCCTTTACGACTCAAGAAGTAATTCTTCAACCGTTCAATATCATCCAGTGAACGAATAGGATCGGTGGGATTATGATTACAATGGTCATGCTCTACATAATCCTGATCCATAATAGGAGCAGCTACTTTTGGTACATTAATAGTTTTTTCCTGCATCAACCGTCCAAGCATTTCTTCCAGTTCAGGAGCAAAAGAAATGGTTACGTTTTCGGCATTGATAGATTTTTGAGTGTTCATCGTGCAAAACCTCCGTTTTGATTGATTACACCGTTATTCGTTGAAATTAAAAACCGCCCAAATTAGGTGTCTTTCTATTATCTATTATATATGATTCTATTTAAGAAGTCAAGGACTTTTTTGATTAAACCGTTATTTATTTTTCATTACTTTTACTGGTTATTGAAATAGCCGGGACACAAATTCCCCATTTTAGGGAATTTTATCGGTAATGCTTAAATCAGAAAATGCAATTTATTGTGGTCTGTGTAAGTTCGCAGTTGGCTACTTTTGCCCCATTTTAGGAATCTTCTCCGATGACATTTGCGATGACAAATTGCAGTTTGGATGTTGAGTAGGTGTACTTTACCTTTTTGGGAAAAAGAAAAAGCCTTCAAAATGTAAACCATGCCCCACGTTGACACGGGAGGGATCACGGCGGGAGGCCGTGGCAGTTTGTCCCCATTTTGGGCGGGTTTGTTCGGCATACCACAAAAACCGAACAAACGGCAGCAGGACGGCAAACGGCAACAGGCCACGGCGGGAACGTCTACCAGATCAACAGGGGAGGCCGTGGCGGTTTTGTCCAGCCTGAAGGCCGTTTTATATGTCGCTTCGCCGTCTATCGCTTTTTAAGGCCGTTTCCCGCCTTTTTGACGTTCCCACATATACCAACATAGACAACCCCACAAAAGCCC